TGCTGATCCTATTTCCGGAGATGAGCATTCGGCAATTCTTTTAGACTGGTATGATGTTGATTTTCTTATCACTCAATTAATATCTCATCGAGATGCTAAGCAAAGTAAAAATAGATATCTTGAGAGGAAGGGTTATGAAAGTAACGTGGGGTAAGGGCAGTTCTTTTAATCTATCTGAATTAATAGGTGATACTAATTGGGGTGCAGAACGATACAGAACTATGGAAAACAAATGGAAGTTTCTTATCACCAATCACAGTGGCAACGGTGTGTGGTATGATTACTATGATGGAGGCGAGTATGAAACTGTTGAAGAATTAAACCTAGCAATTTCAGATATAATTGAATGGAAAGAATGGAAGAAATTAAATGCAAAAAACATATAACGACTTTGATATAAACATCCCCGCTCGTAGTAGCAGCGGGCAAGTAAATACTCAATGTCCAAGATGTTCAGGGCAGAGAAGAAAGAAGAAGGCAACTTGTTTATCAGTAAACATTGATGAAGGGGTGTGGTTGTGTCACCATTGTGGTTGGTCAGGGAGTCTAGCCAAAGGTGATGATAAAGGTTCTGATGTACTGCACTGGAGAAAACCTAAGTTTATTAAGCCAGATCCACTGCCTACAGTAGACTTAAGTTCTTCAGTAATCAAGTGGTTTTCTGATAGGGGTATTAGTATATCTACACTAGAAGAAAATAATATAAGTGAACGTAAAGTATATATGCCACAGATTGAATCAATGGCACAGTCTATTGCGTTCCCTTACTACAGAAACAAGGAGTTAATTAATGTAAAGTATAGGGATAACAAAAAACATTTTCGTTTAGAGGCTGGTGCACAGCGCCACTTGTATGGTATTGATGACATAGTAGGTAACGATGTTAGTTGTGTTATTGTTGAGGGTGAGATAGATAAGTTATCATTGTGGGAGGCAGGGATTAGAACTTGTGTTAGTGTTCCCGATGGCGCACCACCAGTTAATAGTTCTGATTACTCCTCAAAGTTTGAGTATCTTAATGACCCGTGGCTACACAAAGAAAAATTTAATATAGTTTCCAAGTTCATTATTGCTGTAGATAATGATGAGCCAGGAAGTAAACTTGAGAATGAACTATCCCGCAGACTAGGTAAAGACAAGTGTTACAGAGTTGTGTGGCCTGAAGGTTGTAAGGATGCTAATGATGTACTGGTTAAGCATGGTAAAACTGTACTGTCTGAATGTATTGACCATGCCAAGCCGTACCCAATAGCAGGTACTTATAGTGCTACTCATTTGTCAGACTCAATCAATAGATTATATGAGGGTGACATTGAAAAAGGTGTAAGCACTGGATGGGAAACAATGGATGCTCATTACTTGGTAAGGCCCGGGGCATTCACAGTGCTAACAGGTATACCTAGTAGTGGTAAATCTAATTGGCTTGATGCAATGATGGTGAACATAGCAAAGAGGGAGGGCTGGAACTTCGGTATCTTTTCACCAGAGAATCAGCCACTTGAAGATCACATGGCTAGGGTTATTGAGAAGTGGGCGGGTCAACCATTCTTTGATGGGCCAACACCTTGCATGGACAAGAACAAACTAGAGGAGGGCAAGCGTTGGTTAACCAAACACTTTACTTGGATACTTCCAGAGGATGATAAGGAATGGTCTATTGATGTTATATTAGAATCAGCAAAGAGATTAGTTCTTACCAAGGGTATACGTGGATTAGTTATTGATCCTTGGAATGAGTTAGAACATCTGCGAAGGGATGGACAGAACGAAACAGAGTACATTTCAGTAGCACTTAAGAGGATGAGACAGTTTGCAAGAAAGTATGGTATTCATTTATGGATTGTGGCTCACCCTGCTAAACTATACAGAGATAAGAATGGTAACATTCCTATTCCAACACCGTATGATATCAGTGGTTCAGCCAGATGGCGTGACAAATCTGATAACTGTATTACAGTATGGAGGGACTTCACAAAGAATGATTCAATCATTGAAGTTCATGTGCAGAAAGTTAGGTTTAAACAGGATGGGCAGTTAGGAAACGTGGAGTTAACTTACAATTGGAGGACAGGAACATATCATTTACCAAGCAACGCTGTTAGAGAAGTACCCGCTAAGATATTAAACTATGGATAAGACATGGAAAAAGTTTGAACGTTGGGTTGCAGAATTCCTTACCGAACTAGGCGATGATGCTGATCGTGTACCAGTTACTGGCAGGACAAGAGGAAGTGCACCAGATGTTACAAGCAATACACTATCCATTGAATGTAAGTATAGGAAGAAGATTCCTGAGTGGATTAAGGATGCTATGCGTCAAGCTGTTGCATCATCTAGGAACGGAACAGTACCAGTTGTATTCATAAAAGAAAATGGTACTGCTTTTGATGACACACTTATAGTCTTTAGGGCTAAGGATTTTAGGGAGAAATTAAAATGAAACGTGAGTACTTTAATTTAGCAAGAGCAATAGCAAGCGAACAATCTCCATGCAATCCTTGCCTCAGTTGGAAGTATTGCGCTCAAAAGAAAACTGCTTGTGAGGCGTATCAAAATTATTATGAAACAGGAGAAATAATGGGTACAACTAAGCCAACAACTACAATCTATAAGGAAATATTTGATGTCAGGTCTGGAAGCACTTAAGTCTTTAACAATAAAATCAAACAGCATTTGGAGTACAAACTCTGGCCCTGCTTGGGAGGATGTGGCGGCTACATTAGCAAAGGCAAGTTATCTAAGTGGTTGTTACGCTAGGTATAAGTATTGCTTAGAAAAAAAATGGAACAAAGTTTTGATAGATCATCTATATACAAATGCTAAAGAACTACAATGGAATAAAACTATATCTAATTTTGATATATTTAAAATAGTTAATCTAGCTTTAGATGAAATGGTTAACCCATCTATATGCCCTAAATGTAATGGAAGAAAGGAGGTAATTATATTAGATAAATTGTATGAGTGTGATCTATGCTTTGGATTGGGTACTAAAAAAATGACAAATTTAAATAGAGAAAAATATTTAGATAAAAAAAGACACATATTTGATAGACATATAAAATATAATTATTTTAATAATGTAATTACAGATATAGAAGAATGGGAACTAGAGTTACAAAGAGTATTCAATCCTTACAGGAGGGTTAAGTGAAGAGTCGTAAGTATCTTGAGTGGGTAGCGGATCAACCATGTATATACTGCGGTCAAGATTCACAGGCTCACCACCTTAGAGTTCAGGCTCTTGGTGCAGGGATGGGTAAGAAAGCGCCAGATTATTTTACGTTACCAGTATGCTACACTCACCATGCTGAATGTCATAGCGGGGAGATAGATAAGGAAACACAAATGAGATGGTGCTTGCAAACAATAGGACGTGCTTTTGAATATGGTATAATAGAATGGACAAAAAAGTAAAGAGATTTAAATTGTATAACTTACATGAAAAGAATAATTGTGTAGATTATATTAAACAATTATCTCATTCTAATGAGCCTTATGAAGTTATAATAAGACCGTACAATAAAAAGAATCAACGATCTATAGATCAGAACAATAGGTACTGGCATATTATTAGGGAGGCTGCAAATGAAATAGGGTATACTGCTAATGAACTACACTCTATTATGTGTGTTCAGATCCTGGGTACTAACACAGTTACAAACTTGAATGGTGATGCAGTGGAGGTTGCTATACAAACATCTGGTTTAAATGTTGAGCAGTTCGCTGAGTACATGGAGAGAGTTGAAGCAACTCTTATTGAGGCTGGGTTCTACAATCCAGCGAGCATGACTAAGGGAGAGTTTTGATTATGGGTTGGGAACAACAACAATCATTAGAACAAGAGGAGTTTGAAGAAGGGTATAACTTATGGCTTGATAACTTAGAAAAAGAAGATAGGGAGGATAACTTTAGAGAGTATCTTGATTCACTAAAAAAATACAGGGAAAATAAATACTAATGAATAGTTTAGAGATGGCATTGAAAAGACCTTTCCCAGAAGGTAAGATACGATGGCGTAAGGGTGGAGGTGGTGCTGAGCTAGCATACATTACAGCAAGGGATGTAATGGACAGGCTTGATGATGTTGTCGGCGTTGCTAACTGGCAAACAAAGTACAGTTGGATTGGTGATCGTATGATATGTGAACTGTCTGTTAATATAGATGGCACATGGATTACTAAGTCCGACGGTGCTGATGATTCTAATATTGAGGGTGCAAAGGGTGGCATCAGTGATGCTCTTAAGAGGGCTGCTGTCTTGTTCGGTATAGCAAGATACTTATACCATCCCAATGCTTTTGATCGTAGTAAGAAAGCTGCTGTCTGGGCTACACCAGAGGGCTTTGATGAACTAATGAGCAAAAGGACAAAGGATAAATAATGCACTGGTATGACAGACAAGGAGAACCAAGACATTTTATTGAAGGAAAGAACGGGAAGACTAGGGCTACAACATTAAGAGATGCAAGAAAATATGGATGGATGCCCTCTGTAACTTCTGTTCTAGACATACTAGCTAAGCCTGGATTAGACACATGGAAAACTAACAAGGCTATTGAAGCTGCAGCTTTAGTACCAAGAGGAGACTTAAGTATTGATATATGGAAGTCAAAGGTACTACAGGAAAGCAAAAGAGAAACAGTTGAAGCATCCGAAAGAGGTAGTAGGATACATAATATGTTAGAGAACTGTTTTAAAAATGAACTATCTCCTACTGGTGCTGACTCAAATATCTTTAATGCTGTTGATGCTTTGTTAAAGATTAATTGTGGTGAACAACAATGGAGATCAGAGGAAACTGTATGTAATATAAAGGATGGATATGGTGGTATGATAGACTTGGTATCAGACGAATGGGTTATTGATTTCAAAACCAAAGAGTTCTCTACTGGTAGCAAGCAGTTAGCTTACGAGTCTATGGCATATCAATTGATTGCTTATGAGAGAGCACTGCCTGCGCCAGCTAAGAGAATAGCAAATGTATTTATCTCTGCTAGCAACCCAGGTACTGTTGTCTTTCATGAGTGGGATAGTAAAGACTTCGATAGGTACTGGACTATCTTTAGTTCAGCATTGGAAGTATGGAAAAGTGTAAAAAAATATTGGCCCGAAAAACACGGAGAAAGTAATGAAGGGAATTAATAAAGTAATTCTAGTTGGAAATGTATGGAAAGAACCTACTATTCGTACTACTAAAAACGATAGCAAGATTGCTCAGGTATCTATGGTTACCGAGTCAGGCTATGGTGATTTTAAGAAAGCTGACTGGCACAACGTAGTCTTCTTTGGCAAACAAGCAGAGATTGTTGAAGCTTATGTAGGGAAGGGTACTAACTTGTATGTAGAGGGATCAATTGATTATCGTAAGTATACTGATAAGAGTGGTGTAGAAAAATATACTACTGACATCAAAGGGTATATGATGCAGATGATTAACAGTCCAGATGCATACAAAGAAGTAGAGATGGGATCTTCTGATAAGAAGTCTATGCCTTCAGGTGCTAGAGATGCTATGAAAGATATAGCTAAAGAAGTATCAGCTGATGACATACCGTTCTAAAGGAGAGCCACAAGATGAGATCATATACTTCCTTGCAAGAGACATTTACTCTGGTAAAAAACAGCCGACTGTTAAATTTAATTCTTGGGAAGAATGTTTTAGACACCATGCTGGATGCTCTCTGCAAGAGTATATGCGATATGCAAAAGAACACGATCTAAAAGGAAAATATATAAATGTCAGATCAAGTAAAGATTGAGTTGATGAGTACAGCAAGTGCTATACCACAGAGATCAACAGAGTTTTCTGTTGGGTATGATATCTGTTCATCAGAGGATGAGGTGATTAGACCTTTATCTACAAAGGTGATTAGCACTGGAATAAAACTTCATATGCCAATTGGTATTGAAGGTCAGGTAAGAAGTAGAAGTGGCTTAGCTTCTAAGCATGGCGTGTTTGTTCTTAATTCTCCAGGAACTATTGACCCAGACTACAAGGGTGAGGTCAAGGTAATCCTTTTTAATTCAGGACATTTACCATACGATGTTGAGAGGGGAGATAAGATAGCGCAGTTAGTATTCTCGCATTATCTTTCTCCAGTTTTATCTACTGAGATTGGTAGTTATGTTGTTAGGGGTGAGGGTGGTTTTGGTAGCACAGGAAATAAAGTAATTAACGAAGGTATACAATGACATTTAAAACTAAACTAGGCGAAGATATATTTAAAAATAAGTACGCATCTACAGAGTATGAGACTTGGAATGACAAGGCACATGCAGTAGTTAACAGCGTATGTGGTGACTTCAATGGAACAAAGAATCCTTTGATGGATAAGACTGAGAGAGATCAGCTTGCTCAGTATATCTCTGACTTTAAGTTTGTCCCAGGCGGTAGGTATCTATGGTATGCAGGTAGGGATGCTAGGTTCTACAATAACTGCTATCTTCTTAGACTTGAGGAGGACAGTAGAGAAGAGTGGGCTGGCGTTACCCAACGTGCTATGTCTTGCTTGATGACAGGGGGAGGCATTGGTGTTGATATCTCAAAAGCTAGGCCATCAGGACGCAGACTGGTTCGTACTGGAGGCGTTGCTTCTGGGCCTATTCCACTACTTTCTACCCTCAATGAGGTTGGACGTAATGTAATGCAGGGTGGTAGCCGTAGGTCTGCACTGTATGGATCAATGAACTGGCAACATGAAGATGCTAATGACTTCCTAAAGGTTAAGAACTGGCATGACATCAGCGTTGGTGGTACTAACTATGCTGAACTAAAGAAGGCAGACTTCAATGCTCCTGCTCCTTTAGATATGATGAACATATCACTTAACTATGATGATGCATGGCTTAAAGATAAGATGAACCCAGTGTTTGTTGAGAACATCAGGCAGGCTATGATGACAGGAGAGCCTGGATTCTCTTTTAACTTCGGAGACAAACAAAATGAAACGCTTCGTAATGCTTGCACAGAAATTACTAGCGAAGATGATAGCGACGTTTGCAATCTTGGGTCTGTTAATCTGGCTAATGTTGGGGACATTAATGAGTTTAGGGATGTTGTTAATCTTGCTAGTAAGTTCCTCGTTTGTGGGCTTATCAGAGCACAAGTTCCTTACGAGAAAATCTCGAAAGTAAGGATGCAAAATAGTCGTATTGGTTTAGGTCTTATGGGTATGCATGAGTGGCTTCTTCAGCGTGGTCATAAGTATGAAATGACAGATGAACTTAAACAATGGATGAGAGTTTATGAATCAGAAAGCAAACGATCAGCCGACGCTCACTGCGACAGACTTTTTCTCAAACGTCCTAAAGGATACAGAGCAATTGCTCCGACAGGAACCATTAGTATCCTCGCAGGGACTACTTCTGGAGTGGAACCGATATACGCCGTTGCTTACCGCAGACGTTATCTTACGGATGGAACCAAATGGAAGCATCAGTTTGTCGTCGACGGTACAGCTCAAGCCCTTATCGACGGAGGAATCAAACCAGAAAACATAGAGTCAGCAGTAGACTTAGCGGGTGATCCAGAGAGACGCATAAAGTTTCAGTATGAACTACAGAAGTATGTTGACCATGCTATCAGCAGTACAATTAACTTGCCTGCTTGGGGTAGTGATCTAAACAATGAGGATACAATCATGAAGTACGCAGAGACTATCGCTAAGTATGCGCCAGGATTGCGTGGCTTAACAGTATATCCTGATGGTGCTAGAGGTGGTCAGCCTATTACTTCTGTTCCTTATGAGGAAGCCCATGCTAAACGTGGTGTCATATACGAGGATAACAGTGAAGAGCAATGCTTAAGTGGGGTGTGCGGGATATAATGAATGACCATTACAAGATGAAGATTGAACCAATAGATTTTATTATGTCTAATGGGCTTGACTTCTGTTCTGGAAATATTATTAAGTATGCTGCCAGATGGGACAAAAAAGGAGAACCTCTGTCAGACTTAGAAAAGATTATATCTTATGCTAATATACTAATCAAAGAAGTAAGGAAAGGGTAATGAGTAGAAGCAAAGCAATTATGGAAAAGTGTATTGAATGTATATACGATCCACTAGAGGCGGGGTCTATGAGGTATCAAGTAGAGAGATGCGAGATTCTAAGTTGTGCTTTGTACCCATATAGACCAGTGTCCAAACCAAGACGCAAAACAAAAATGGAGAATCAAATTGAAGGGTAATAAAAATATGCTAATCATACCAGATGCTCATGCTGCACCTGAGTATGACAGCGACAGGTTTACTGCTTTAGGAAACTATATAGTAAAGCACAAGCCTGAGATCATTGTATGTTTGGGAGACTTTGCAGATATGCCTAGCCTCTCATCATATGATAAGGGGACTAAAGGTTTTGAAGGAAGACGATACAAGAAAGATGTTGAATCTGTTATTGATGGACAAAATAAGATGTTCGATCCTATCAAGAAGCTTAACGCTAAGAAGAAAAAAAATAAAGAAAAGCAGTACAAGCCACGGCTATTCATGTGCTTAGGTAATCATGAAGATAGAATAGATAGGGCTGTTAACTCAGCGCCTGAACTAGAGGGAGCTATCTCAATCAAAGACCTACAGTATGAAAAGTTTGGTTGGAAACTAACACCATTCAAAAGGACATTAACTGTTGAAGGTATTATATTTTCCCACTACTTTACTTCTGGTGTTGCAGGAAGGCCAATTAGTTCATCACATATTGGTCATCAACTGGTATCTAAACTGCACTGCTCAGCGGTGCAAGGACATTCACACTTGTATAATCATGCAGAACAAACTAGACCTGATGGTCAAAAGATATTTGGATTAAGCGCAGGATGTTTCTCTCACCCTCACTACTCAGAGAGTTGGTGTAGGGATACAGAGTACACTTGGTGGAGGGGGGTTGTTAGTTTAAACGGACTAGATGGGGAGGGATACTACGATGAAATCAATGCTGTAACTCAGCGCAAACTATTGAGGGAATACCTTTGAAACTAAAAGACTGTCCATTTTGCGGGTCAAAAGCTTCGTTAGCTGGCTTTGTTGTTGGTTGCCCAAAGTGTGCTACATCCTTTGACTTTGACCCTTACGATGAAGAAGAAAAGAATAAAGCTATAGAAAAATGGAACACCAGAAATGGCTCTTGATCTTATAAAGCTTGCTGGTTTTTATGCAAGTTACATATGTATTTCTGGATTACTTATGTTTCTATTTGTTTAACCCTAAAGTCCCCCCTTTAATTAGGGGGGTTATTTTTTTAACACAACCTATAGGCATAACAGTAAACCCATACCATTCACCATCCTCATCTTTGGTCGTAGCTATACGAACCTCTTCTTCATCATGGTTAATTAAATATCCATATGACCAAAAGATGGGGGTCTTTGTTTCCTCAGACTTTTCCCACCCTGATGTAGATATAATATCTACCCACTCTACTTCCACATATATCACTGCGGAACCTTGGATGCAATCTTCATCCACTCTTCAAGTTCTAAGTACTTATCTTGGAGTAGTATCCTATACTCATCATACATATCAACCCTATCTTGATCGCTAAGATTAGGATCTTGTAGTAGTTTCCAACCTCTTTTTATTATATCATCTATTTCTTTTTCTTTCCAGTAAACTCTATTCTGCATTTCGTAAGGACCAATCTTCATGCTATTAAATCCAAACCAAGAAAGCATTGCATCCATTCCACTGTATTTTTCTAGTCCATCCTTACCAATGTTACCTTCAATTAATCCTGCAGCAGCCATAGATTTCCACACTGGTCCGCCTCCCGCAGGAACTCCTCCAGCTTTACCTCTAGGCATCATCATTGGAGGCACCATATAAGAAGCCATGAAGTGCATTATATCTTGAGCCTGTTGTCTAGGTGGATCTGATTCATTCCAAATAGGTTGTTTAGTAAATGGATCTATGTTTTGCATACCTGATACTAAACCTTGCACTGGACCGCCAAGCAAGCCAGTAGTTTTAAATGCTTCACCTAACTCACCCTCACCAAGATTCTTTGCTATTGAATAGTATGCTCCCCAAGGCAGGAAGTAACTCATATCAAATGCAACCCACTTACCGTTTTGATCCTTGTAAGGAAGGAAGTATACGTTAGAGTTATCTTCAGCATACTCTGGAACAAACTTTTTAAGGGCTGCAAGCTCCTCATCATCAAGCTCATCAAACTGAGCCATCATTATTTCAGACATAATATAAGGAAGGGCTATGAACTTTGCATTAGCAACAGGATGGTTCTTAACATTTCTCATTAACTGAGTTAATACTTTAGCATTAAATGTTATGAAGGGAGAACCTAGAGGCATTGATCTTAAAGTTCTAAGCAAAGGAGAAACGTTACCATAATCAAGCAATGATTCGTTAGCATTCATTGCTGCTTCTGATTCTGATAATCCGTTTCTTTCCATATCATCAATTATCTTAGCTACTTTAAATAATACTTCAGTCTTTTGGTAAGCTCTACCAAAAACATTAAACTGATCCATTACAATCTTCAGCTTAGACATTGTCCCTGCCATTCCCTTTTCATCTTTTCTAAGAAGTGCAAGCTGTCTGTCTATACTACCCAATTCTTCAGACTGAAATGTAGTGCTTTCTATTCCATACTTTCTAGCAATTTGAAGATACTTTCCATTGTTAACAATATTATCAATAGCCTTGCTTATGGACCCAGGAATTTTATAAAGAGGAACACCCGCACTATTAAGAAGTATAAGGTTAGATGCAATATTTCTAGCCTGAGCTGGCACCTGCATAGGGACATGGGTATACTTAAATGTCTTTTGAAATTTACCTGCAAAGTTAAGGATACCTCCAAGCACTTCGTTCTGTGAATTAATTACACCTTGTTGTGTAAGATCATCCCATATTCTTTTATCAACATACATGCCACGCATTGATCCGTACCTAACATTGTTAGGAACTTTTCTATACTTTTTGGTATCTGCGTTAGATATCTCAGGATACTTTGCCACTTCCTTTTCTATCCTTGATGCATAGTCTTCAGTTCTTTTTGCATCAGCATCTTGACCTTTACTTCTAAGTATAGAAGCCCTCTTCCTCATTGCTTCAGCAAGATCTTTAAAGTAAAAAGTAGATCCAGACAGTCCGTCTATCTGAACGACCTGATTAGGTAGAACCCATCCAGAATTAGACGGATCACTGGCTATAAAGTTTAGATAATTAATTGTAGCAAGATCACTTCCCGCCATAGCAATGTATCTAGAAGCGAGGTAACCTGGATCTTTTATTCTTCCGGATACAATATCTTCTAAGACAGACTCTTCTTCTTTTCTAGATCTAGTATAACCCATAGATCCTGCCATGTATCCACCACCGATCCTATCCTGACCGCTCATAACATACTTAAGATAAACTCTTGGAAGGTACTGGCCTTTCAATGATTGATACTGGTCTGCATCAAGAGCGCCAGCTTCAACTAATTGCTGACCTAAATCTTCTATCATTTTCTTAGCTTTTATGGCACCTTCTCTTACTGTCATCTTTGATTCATTCTTAGGGCCAGGACGACTGCCTTTAAGAACAGACTCAAATGGAGCATAAGATATTTTCTTTTTAGAAAGCTTATCTGGTGATGCATTTGGTGTTTCAAAGAACTTTATAAGCTCTGCTTTTTCTTTCTTGCTTGCAGTTCTTAACACATCCCCTATTATACGAGCAGAGTTATGCGCCTCTTCTTTCTTACCTTTCATCAGCATTCGCTGAGTCTCAAGAATCCTAAAGTTATCTACAGTCATCAAAGGCTCAATGTATTTTTGAATACCTTTGTACGCTGAGAGTATTAAACCCCTACCTTTCTGAGAATCATTTGTTGCTTCAACAACCTGTGGAATTATACGCTTACTTCTGCTCTCCCAAATCTTTCTTTCGTTTAAAAACTTCTGATATTTTTTTGAGTTAAGATACGGATACTGTAATCCATTAGCTGTAGTA